ACAGCAGTAAATTTGCCTCTTATCATATCCAGGGATTTTCTGATTACATTGTTTGCAATTCATGCTGATGAAGATATCAGAAATACACTAACTAGTCAATCCTATAGGAGGGAATATGGCCAAAATGAAAGGAGTTGCATCTTCTAACAAGATGATGCCGAACATGAGTACTTATGGTGGTCAGGAAAATCCTGGCTATAAACCACCTACTGGAAGCGCAGGAAGTGCAGCCAAAGGTTTGTACTCTACTAAGTCTAATCCACTATCTGTACCACAAAAAGGATCTGCAATTGGTCCTGGTTATGGTAACTCAGACAGAATGAAAGCTATGCGCAGTAAAGATGAGCAGGCTAAGAAAGAAAATCTTAGAGGACAACCATGCTAGAACAGCCAGTTTTAAAAGAACCAAGTATTGGTGAAATCCACATCGCTGCAAGACAGCGTTTGTCGGATCGTCACGCGAATCTTATGGAAAAGATCATGACTGAAAACTCCCATAAGAAGAAGTACTGGATTCTTGGAACTGCTAAATGCAAGAGAAAAGACGGCAAGACAACAATTAGACCTTACTTAAAGGCTTATGATACTCAGCCGGAAGTTCAAAAGCAGTCCTATCTATATGAAGTGGATAATGTAGAAGGGACTAAGAGTTTGCTTTGGGTAATGCATCCAAACAACAAACTCAGTATGCCATCAATTGGTAAATCCATCAGTGTCACCGACTAATCGGGTGTAATCTAACGGGAGTTTTATGACTGAAGAAGAAAATGTAGAACACGATCAACAGGTGGCTGTCTCCGAGCAACCTATTGTCGATTCTCAGGAAGATCAACAAGAAGAACAGAAGACCGTTCCTCTTTCTGCGATGATAGCAACTAGGAGAAAAGCCCAAGAAGCCGATGTACGAGCTCAAACCGCTGAAGCCAAGGCTCAGATGTTAGAAGAGTACATCAACAAAATGCAAGCTGGCTCAAAGCCTGTAGAAGAGGAAGAAGATCTCAGCGCACTTGTTGAGAGAAAGGACCTCAGAGAAACTACAGCGCATACAAAGCGCGATATCCTAGAGACGCTATATCGAGACATGAATCCTGAAGCTGTTCAGAAGATAAACAAATATTTAAAACCGATCTTAGATAAAAAGCCTTGGTTGGCTGATTCGGTAGACACAGCTCAGAACAGATATGCTCGCGCTCATGAGATTGTAAATGACTATCTTCATCTAGTGGAAGAAAAGCCCCCAGTAAGACAGTCAAACAATGATGGTCAAAGGATTATTCAGAATGCACAAAAGCCAAGATCTCCGGTGGAAGTCGGTAAATCTGCACGGCCTGAAGGTACTGAATATCTAAAGAGCATCCAGGGAAAGAAAGAGTTCCGTGAATACCGTCAGAAAGTCCTCCGAGGCGAAGCCTAGAGACAGAAAGACTAATATTTTTTTGTCTCTAGTGTCAAAACATTTTTTGACCAGGAGATAAAAATGGCATCAGGAACAACTACGACAGTACAAGTGGACCCAGAAGTTAACTTGTTCTTCGACAATATTTTGCTGGATAGGCATCAGCCTTACTACGTTCACGGGTACTTTGCACAAGAACGTAGAATTCCTCAAAAGAACTCTAAAACGGCTATCTTTAGACGTTTTGACAACTTAGCAGACGCATTAACACCTCTTACCGAAGGCGTTACTCCGGCAGCTGAGCAGGTTACTAAGTTCGATATCACAGCAGTCGTATCTCAATACGGTAAAGTTGTTGAATTATCAGACGACGTAATCATCACTGTACAAGACCAAACGGCTAATGAAGTCGCTGACATGTTGGCTCAGAACATGGCATCTACTTACGACAAAATCGTAAGAAACATGCTAGTTGCTACAGCTGCACAGATTGACTGCCTTAACGGCGTTAACGGTAATGCGATCACGGAAGTAACTACTACCGACTTGGAATTGGCAGTTGACTACTTGGAAGGAAACAACGGTAAGAAGTTGTCACCTAACCAAGAAGGAACAAATGCCTTCGGAACAGCACCTGTATGGGCTGCTTATTGGATGATCATATCCACAGATCTTCGTACGGACTTTAAAAACCTATCTAACTTCCTACCTACTGCTGACTACCCACGTCAACAGTCAGTTCTAGAAGCTGAGTTTGGTTCATGTGATGAAGTTCGCCTTGTTAAGACGTCTGAAGCTTACAAAGACACTTCAGTAGTTCCTGCGATTTATTACAACCTTTTGTTCGCTGCAAACGCTTACGGCCGTATCACCATTGATGATCAGTCAATGGAAATGATCATCAAGCCCCTTGGAGCTGGACAGGATCCACTTAACCAGCGTCAGACTATGGGCTGGAAGGGTCGACTAGGCTCAGTTATCCTCGACGATAGCTGGTGCGTGGCTTTGCGTAGCACTAAAGGTTCATCATAATAAGGAGGAATTACTATGACAGCACCAATCGGCAATACTGCCAACAGGTTTACTGGTATCCGAGAAAACGGACAGGTGACGAATAGCTATGGAGGTTACCTTCAATCAGCAGGTGTAGCCTATGATTTAACGCTTCCATTCTTACCCGATAAGTTTGAATGGTTTAACTATACAAAGTATGGAACTGACACAAACAACCTTCAAGGTGTTTGGTATCGTGACATGCCTGCTGGTGATGCACTTATCATCGCACGTGGCACAACCACACTTACTTCTACTTTAGAAGCGACTAATGGTATTACAAATGCCTCTACAGCTGGTGGTTTTTACAATGAACATTTGGTTATCAATGCAATTTCCACTGGTACACCTGCCGTTGTAACTACTACTACCAACCATAACCTTTCAGACAATGATCGTGTTGTCATTACAAAGGTTATCGGAACTATGGCTGCACAGATCAACAACTACACCTACGTAGTTAGAGTTCTATCTGCAACCACATTTGCCCTATATGACACGTTTGGCATTCCTATCACAACGGTAGGAGGCTACACGTCTAGCGGTCAGGTTACTAAAGTTGGACCTCTCTTAGGAGATATCAGCCAGCCAGTAAGTCCTGCTTATCCGCATAGAGCAATCATTGACTACCCACCAACAGCAATCTTGACATTAGGATCAGCCATTATGGGAGCAGATAACGATGTTATCTACTTCACTGCGTGGCAGTTTAACGCCTATGTCAATCGTGGTGACGTAGCGTAATCAAAAGGGTGGGGACGAAATGTCCCTACCCTCTTACCTATGAGGAAACATGAGCAGAAAAATGGAAACCAAATCAGAACAAGCCGAAATGGAGAAGCCTTTTGACTTCGATACATTCGAGCTAAACACGCTTGAAGATTATGCCGTATGGAATCTACATGCAAGAAAAGCCTTTAGAGAGGCTAAGAAGCATAATCCTCGCTGTGACCCACCTATTCCTGTCAAAGTTCCTGATGAATCTTTTCACAAGAAAATCAAGGTCAAATTCCAACGCTTTGACCAGCCAGAGAACGTGTTAAAGGTTTGTGTTAGGAATAAAGAAATTGACTGGAAAGGACAATTAAAACCAGGTGGATCTTATGACTTACCTCTTCCTGTTATTAGATTTCTCAATCGTCTGTCAGTGCCTATTTTCGCAGAAGTTAAAGTAGAAAATGGCGGCGAAGTGAAAACAGAGACTAGACAGGTGGGAGAAAAGAACAGGTTCTCATGTCAATCCGCTGAACTGATCTAGGGGTAATATGGCTAAGACTGCTGCCGACTTAATAAACATCGTACGTAATGTGACTGGTAGAGTGGATGCTTCTGATCCACTGTTTACTAATGAAATCATGCTGCAATACATCCAGGATTTTATCCAGTTACAGTCTACGCAAGATGTTCGACTATTTAAGAACAGAACTTGGTATGAATTTACATATGGGCCTACAGATCCAGATCCATTTCCTGTAAATCTACAAAACATTGTTTTAATAGACGGACAAGTCGGTGCATCAACGCTAGAACCACCCGTGTATGCTGATGGGTTTTATGTCTTCTGGTATCAAGATCCAGCCCAATTCTATGGTATCTGGCCAGAAACACAAACCTATCAGCCGCAAAGACCTACTTATGTGTTGTATTACAACAACGAGTTAACCTTTAGAGGCCCTCCTAATAAAGATTACCTCATCAAGATCGCGGCTTATCAGGTAGAGATTCAAATTACTAATGATGTTCTGAATCAAGACTACCTCTACAGATACATCTGTTACGGCACAGCACTAGACATCTTTTCAGACTTTGGAGAGATGGATAAGTGGAGAGATATCTATCCAGCCTATCAGCGTTACCGTGCCTTGGTTTACGGGAGAACTAACTGTCAGTATCAAAATCAAAGACCTTCACCGGAGTTTTAACCATGTCATTTAATCCTAGCGTTCCAAACTCCGGAGAATCTCCTGGTGTATTTCCTGTACAGAATAGCAATAACTTCACAAGATTGCAGGCTATCATCACGGCTGATCACGTCTTTAACGACTCTGCACAGGCTACAGATGGCGTACATAAACAGGTTACCTACATTGCTAAATCTAATGGCTATGCACCTACAGTGGGTGGTGGTAATGCTGAGCTTTATGCAGAAGTCGATGCAGGGGGACTTCCTCAGCTTAAATTCTTTAATGGCACAACCACAACAACACTAACTCCTAACCAATCCCCTACTAAAATTGTTGGAAGTGTAACGCTTGCATCAGGAGCTACATCTGCTTCAATTTTCACGGTACCAGACAATACATTTGGAACAATATTTGTTAATGCAATCGGAAGTCCGACTTTAAGAAATTATTATTACTTTTACAAATCAGGATCAACAAATGCTGCTGTTTCAAATTTAGCATCTGGTTCATCTCCGAGCTCTCCAACAGTAGTTGTTTCTAATCCTGATTTAACTATAAAAAGCAATGCCCCAGCTCTTTCTCCACCTATTGTTTATGCTTACTACATAATTGCGGAGTCATTACTGTGAGTTATACCCCTTACCTGATCTCTAACTTTGCAAGCGGATTAAACAAAAGGCTACAGCCATGGCTAATTCTTGACGATGCTCAAGAAGAACTACTGGATGGTGATGTTTATCGCGGCACTATGACGACTAGAGATGGGTATGTTTACTTTGCTAATGGCTTAAAAGGCGGTGCACCTTACCGGGAATCTAGAATAGTTTCAAAGTTATCAGCTGTACCTATGGTTGGAGTGATTGATGGCGCAAATCAAACATTTACTCTTTCGGGAACCGGACAGATAGCCAGAGGTAGTGTAACAGTAACTGGATCTAATCCTGTACAGGTTTTGATAGATAACGGAGTTGGTGGATTTACAGGGCCAGGAACAGGAACGATTAACTACACAACTGGAGCAATATCGGTAACGTTTACTACAGCACCTATCGTTGCTTCTACAGTGTTAGTGACCTATAGCGTCATGCCTGGTAATCCTGTCATGATGATTGCTACATATGTTAACAGCATAAATACAAAAGAGCTGATCGTTGCTGATACGCAGTATGTAAACCGTTACAATCCTACATTTAACATTTTAGAAGACATCACTGTTACGCCTTATACAGGAAATAAGTTTCAATTCTTTTCGTGGACTAACTACGCAAGTCCTACATACACTCCAAGGTTGATATTTTCTAACAACAAAGATGTGATACAGCAGTATGATGGAACTGTTGTTTCAGATTATGCGTATAGTATGGACACTTCAGCAGCTATTCCTGTAGCAGTAACAACTTTAACCTGCGCATTCATTAATGAATTTAAAGATAGGTTGGTTCTTACAAGAACAACGGAGAATACAGTTGTATATCCTCAACGGATCAGAATCTCAGGAACAGGCGAAAGTAGCGATGATTTCACCATAGCTGCGACAGGAGCGGGTTTCATTGACATACCTGATGGAACATGGATTAAGGGGACTGCTTTCTCTAGAGACGATCTATTGATCTTTACAGAGGCATCCACCTGGTCATTGCGATATACAGGTAATGATACGACACCTTTTACCTTAACAAAAATAGATGAATCACGAGGCTGTGATGCAGGTTTTAGTGTTATCACTTACCTTAATAGAACCTCTGCCGCATCCAAACGCGGTCTAATAATCTCTGATGGTTACAGAGTAGAAAGACAGGACATGGAACTTCCTGACTTTACATTCAATGAGGTTGATAATTCTAACTTCGACCTATGCTTTGCAGGAACTGTAGATGATGTTAGAGATCATTATCTGTTATATCCTCCTCCTGGTCAGGGAACATCACGCAGAATTCTAGTTACTAACTATGATGAAGATAACTACGCTATTTACCGACTTCCACTTTCCTGCATGGGAACGTTTAAAACAAATGCTACTGTCACATGGGCAGACCTTCTTGTGTATCCAACATGGGCAGCAATGGCGGCAGTGTATGGAAACTGGAATGCTTTTCCATTTGCTCCTGAAGTACCTGTAAGCATAGGTGGAGGGCATAAGGGTGAGATCTGGCAGTTAAGTGTTGCAGAATCTGAAGACAATCCTGTTAGGATTTACAACATCACCGCTATCGACGCGACAACTATAGAAGTGACTACCGACTGGAACAACTACAGTATAAACTCTGAAGATGAAACTCTAGGTCGAGATAACATCTTTCTTACAGGAATTGTAGGAATGGAAGAGTTGAATAATCATCAGTTTCCATTATCAGGAGCATTCATTAGCAATAACGTCTTTAGACTGAACATTTCTACATTGCTTATCCCTGCCACATCTTTAACCCCATATGTATCAGGCGGAAGAGCGCAGAGAGTTATACCTTTCAGCACTACATTTAAGCAGTTTAATCCTTTCATCGACCAGGATAAGAAGGTTAGGTGTGGTTGGCTTTACATGTACGTAAACACTTCTGGTACACAGCTTAGAAGAAATATAGCTATACAAGACATTACAACTTCTAACCCAGCAATAATCACGACGGTAGTTGATCACAATCTCAGCACTGGAAACCAGGTTAATGTCTTCTTGGCTGGTGGTATGACAGAGATCAACGGCATTCAAGCCTTCATCACGGTGATTGATAAGCTATCTTTCTCTCTTAACGGCATAGATTCATCTTTATTTACACCTTATACTTCAGGTGGGTATGTCTCTGCTCCTGAGAATGCTAAACTTGAGATTCAGATTCTGACTAATGATAGAAAGAATAATGACGTAACTCAGCTTAACAATCCGAATCCTGCACCTTACCAAGGTAACATGACCAACCTAGTTTTTGAGGATGGCGTTAAGAAGTGGTACAAGGTCTTTATCAACCAGACAGGTAAGTTTATACAGTTTAAGTTTAAAAACGAGCAGGCAGGAGCAACGGTGAATATTCAGGGTGTTATGCCAGGATTTCAACCTCTGGGGAGATTAATCTAATGCCTTTGCTTATTCAAAACTTCAACTGGGGTGCTGCACTTAGAAACGAAAACCCTGAACTTGCTAGACAACTTTCGGAAGCATATACACAGCTTGCTTTTGCCGTGAATACAAAGGTTTCTAAGTATGTAACTGATGGAAAATCTAAACCTAACGTTAATCCTCCTGCTAATTCTCAGTTTAATCAGAACTTTGAGTTGGGGGATATCTACGTGAGAACAGACACAAACTCAGCATGGATAATGACCAGTCGCACGACGTCTAATGCGGTGAATTGGACTTTGATAACTTAACATGTAAAGCGGATTTACATTGGAGACTTTATGGCAAAATATGATTCAGGAAAAGGACTTAGCGCAGGTATTTCAGGTGCAGGAACAGGACTTGCTCTAGGTGGACCTGTAGGGGCAGCTGTTGGTGGACTTGTAGGTTTAGCATCAGGATTATTTGGTAATAAGAAAAAGAAGAAACCTGCTCCTCCTAAGAAAGTTTCGACTTTAGATCCAAGACAGCAGAGATTGTATGCAGACTATGAAAGATCTGTTAGAGGAAAAGGTCCTTTCTCTGATCTTTATAATTGGGATGCTAAAGGTGCTAATCAGAACTTTGATGCGAATGTTTCTAGACCAGCCTACCGAAACTTTCAAGAGAACATCATTCCTGGAATTACAGGTCAGTATCGCTCTAATAATCTGATGAATAGCTCTTATTCTGGTGGTGCACTTAGTCGAGCAGGTAGAGATGTGCAAGAGAATCTTGATGCACAGCGTTCTAATATGCAATTTGCAGGTCAACAGCAGTCACAGACCAATAGACAGAATGCCATCAACAACATTCTTAATACGCAAACATTTGCATATGATCGAGGAGCGCCTCAACAGCAGAAAGCGCCTAGCACTATTGACCAGATTTTATCATCTGTTGGACCAGCCGCAGGAGATTATCTAGCTAATTACTTGAATAAAGGCGGATCAACAATTCCACGTTCGGGAATGGCAACACCTCAACAAGCAATGTCTGTAAGATAAGGAGTTAATATGCCTAGCGCACAAGTAATTGACAGAAACCCCCAGATCATTCCTAGAGAAGATTATTCGCCTTTAGAAAAGACTTTACAGTCATTCTCACAGAGATTTACACAAAATCAGCAAGAGAACAGGGATACCGATGCGCTTAGAGAAATCTATAGCCAGTATCAACAAGATGGTCAGAACATCCAAAATGCATTCACAAACATTCAAACTGCTCAAGGCATCTCCCCTACAGCAAGAGTGAATGCAACAAAAGATCTTTTAGCCTTTCAGAAGCATAATGCTCAACTTCAAAAAGATCAGAAGGCTCAGTTAGACGCTGCTGAAAAGAAGTTATTGGATCAACAGAAACGCGCTGATCTAGAGAAAAGAAGAAATCTTGAGCCAGGGGCACTAGATGCATATGAAGGTGATTTTGCAACAGCAGAGAGAGTAACACGACCACCAAAAGAACCTGCAAAGACACAAGCAAGCCAACCTATTGATGAAGATCAATTAAAGAGAATTGAACACACAATGTCTCAACCTGGATTCAATGAATTATCAATTCCTGAACAAAACTTAGCTCTCATAAGAAATGGCGTTTCAAAAGAGAATTCTAAAGCTGTGATCGAACCTAAGATAGAAGCTGAAAAACTTAAACCAGGCGCAAAATACTCAGAGAAAAGAGAAGGTCAGATTGCAGACTATGTTGAAAGTGCACTTCAATCCCGTGAACAATCTGAAGAGATGAATTTTGTTTTTGATGCATCTGAAAAAGCAATTAAAGGTGAAATTCAAGAACCAGGAGTTATGGCTCTTCTTAAAGAAAATCCTTATGGACAGCTAATATTGGGATTAACACCTGATGAGGCAACTTTACAAGCAACAAATAAGCAATCTTTGGCAGGAACAAAAGGTATTTTTGGGAATAAACCGACAGAACGAGAAATCTTTCTTCTCTTGAATTCCATGCTTCCTTCTATAGGTAAATCCAAAGAATCTAACCTTGCTTCTCTTTATTTTCTTAAGAAACTTAATGCTCTTAAGATCATGCATGGAGACTTAGTCGAGGAAATAAGCAAGGGTGGTTATGTACCTGACATTCAAAGCCAGGTTAATCAACGGATGAAACCAATGATTGAAGAATATAGAGAAGAACTAAAACAAGGTGCAAAGGCTATGCAGGAAGTAGAGAAGAGCAAGCCAATTAAAGTAAAAGCTCCTGATGGTACATCATGGGAGATGACTCAAGAACAAATTGACGCAGCAAGGGAAAAAAATGTCATTTTCACCCCAGCCTAATGCTACAGATTATAGTATCTTTGGAGGAAAGAAGGTTGAAGAAGAAGATCAACCTATCCAAGAAGTACAACCTGTGGAAGAAACAAAAGTAGACTATTCTCAATTTGGTGGAAAACCAGTAGAAAAAGAACCTGAAAAGGTTGGTAATGCAAAGTCTATTCTTTATGGATTCATTGAAGCTGTGGTTGGGCTTCCTGCTTTAGCTCAATATGCAATTAATGAATATTCCAAAGGTATAGAAAAAGGTTTAGGTCAAGAGTCTAACCTTTCTTTTGAAGAAGAAAACCCTTTAATGTCCTACCTTTCTAAACTTCCAGAATCTAAAGATCAAACTGGAAGAAGACTCCGTACTGGAACCGCTGGAATAACAGCAGGAGCCATAGGAGGAATACCAGGAATTATAGCTGGTCTTGTTGGAAGCCAAGCAGGGCAGACTGTTAGAGAACTTTACGGTAAGGATGGTAAGTTTGATGAGTTTGGTTGGGGAGAAGCAGGAGCTATTGGAGCTGATCTGGTTGCAGGTCTAGGAACAGGAATAGGTGTTTCTGCTGTTAAGAATGCTGCAAAGCAGGCAGCAAGAGCACCAGCAATCTTTGGTAAAGGAGAGACTGTTTTACAAAGAGCTTCTATTAAAAATGTCGTTCAAGGAGAAAGATCTGCATTAGATGATATTGTTAATAATTTCAGTACTTCACAGATTGCAGATTTTGAAAGAGAAGTAAGTGCGATATCACCACAAAAATATACCGATTTAACTAATTCCAACGTTGCAGACATTCAAAGACAAGCCGATAACATGCACAGACAAGCGGCATTAAGTACAATATCTCCTCTTAATGTAACTCCTGAACAAGGAGGAAGGGCTATTCAAGAAGCAGCTAATGAAGTATTTAATCAGGAAGTTATTCAGGCTGAAAGATCGGCTTATTCTGCTGCTAAACAGTCTGCTGAAAACCTATCAGGAACAGCTCCTAGAACTTTAGAAGAAGCGAAAAAGTTAAGAGCTAATCTTGTTGCTACAACTCCTTCAACAGAACAAAACCCAGTAATCAACTATCTTAATGGACTGATTTCAGATTTAGAGACGGTTACTCCTGCATCTACTAAACCAGCCTCTAAACTTCTAGATGCATCAGGAAAACCTGTCACAGCAGCTACAGAAATCGCTGAAAGCTCTTCTCCTACTGTTAAGAAAGCCAATGACATGATCACTCTTGTGCAAAATGGAAACCAAGCTGTTAATTATAGCAGCGAACTTAGAGAGCAATCACATAGGCTTATTCCTATCATAAATACTTTAAGAGAAGAAACTGGACAGGTTTTAAGTAAAAGCCCAACCGCTGCTGGATTATATGCAGACGCTAATACTCTTCATGCAAGAAATGCAGAGACGTGGGGAACTAAATACATGCGGAATGTACGGTTCGCAGAAAACCCTGAATCTATTATTACCCAATCCAAGCGTGCTAGCAATATCAGAAATCTTAAGCAGGCAGTGCCTAACATACAGATTCAAAATGTAGCCGAAAGACTTATTGTGGACGATATTACTAAAGCAGGATCTACGGCATCTAATCTTAAGACCGTTTCAGATCTTGCTCCAGAATTAAGTGTAAATGCGCAGAATGCAGCTCATGAGTTGATTAATGTTAAAGACCCTCTCACAAGCCCAGGAGGAAGAGCATTAGTAAGAAATCAAATCTTAAAAGATGCAGCACAATCAGTGAATACTGGAAAAAGACCTGATCAGGTTTTAAACCTTATGGGCACACCTAAAGGCTATAATATAGTTAGAGAAACTCTTAACACAAGTCCTCAAGGACGAGAAATGTTTCAGTCATTTCAACGTCTTTTCATGGAAGATCTTTTTACGGCAGTTAGAGATCCTTCAGGCCGCATAGATTTCTCCAAGGCTAAGAATGTCTTTAAGAATCCTGAAACACGTCAGGTGGCTGAACTTATTAATCCTGGACTATCAAGAAGGTTAGATCAACTGGAAACGATAGCAACAAACTTTGAAAATAACATTTCTCTTTTTAGCCAACCAGAAACAAAAACAGTTCTTCAAGGTGCTATGAAGAATGTTAAAGATGCAGGAGTTGTAGGAGCTTTATTACATGCTCTACATGTGCCATGGCCTGTCATCATATCTCTAGGTTTAGCAAAAGCAACCGCAGGTACTGGAAAGATAGGATTTAAAGCATTACAATCAAAGATTCTTTCTAATCCCAAAGCTTTAAACATGTTGGAATCAATAAGCGTGGCAACGACTAGTCAAGAGTTAGCTAAACAAATACCAAGACTAATAACTGAAATCGAAAAGAAAGAAACCAAAAAGAAATGACTAATCTCCGAAGATGTCTCCGATAAAGTACATGATGATAAATATAGTTGTGAGAAGCATTTTTAATCCTTTTTGACCATTTTACCACACTGAAACATAACTGAGAAGACGAGCAATATTTTTAATGACGCGGAAATGTTTTTCGCACAAAATGTAAAGTAATTATTTTAAACCTGGGAGAGTATATGGCAAATCTTAACTTAAGAAATCCCGCTGGATATAGCGGAACACTGGCTACACAATATAAACAAGGTATTGTACGTTTTGCTACGCTGGCAGAAGCAGCAGCAGGAGAGATGGATAACGTAGCTATTACGCCTGCAACAGCACAAGCAGCAACTGCACTAGACTTCGCTTCTCCACCCGTTTTAGGATTTGGAAGCACAACACCAAGACCTGTTTCAGCAACTACATTTACTGCAACTGGTAACTTAGTTAGTTCAACTGCTGGAACTGGATTGCTGTTAAATTCACCCTCAGCATCTGGTGCTGCTGCATCTCCTGTTGTTGTAAACGGAAGATCTGGGCGTGCGACATTTACGTCGGTATCTATTGCCGCTGCTGCCGATCTAACATTGACTATCACTAACTCGTCTATTACGGCATCGACAACGCAAGTGTTGTTAAGCATGAGCGGAGCTACCACAGGTTCAGCATTAAGCATTAAGAGTAAAACAGCTTCTTCGGGATCTCTTGCTATTGTGGTAACTAACGGAACTGGTGCAACTACAACAACCGCTGATATTCAAATCGACTTCCTAGTCTTAAACGCATAAGGAGTCCATCATGGCAGTATTAAGAATTGCCGCATACAGAACCCTGAACTACACAGATATTTCAGGGACTTATGTAGCTTTAGGAGCAGCAATAGAACACAATTGGAGAACTTTTAAGATTACTAATAATACTGATGGAGATTTAGCCATTAGTGTAGACGGAACGACCAATAACCTATTCGTTCCAGCTAAGACCTTTACTCTTTATGATATTAGTACGAATTCTCCTCCTATTTCTCCCATTGACAACCTTGTTATAGGTATAAACACACAGTTTTATGTGAAATCCATTTCAGCTCCTACAGAAGGAGATGTTTATCTAGAAGGGCTATATGCTAAGGGGGAATAAATGAGTCAATCAGGTAGTCTTAATAATAATGGAGGCGGCGGAGGGGTGGTTCCTATCACTCCACTGAAAACCATTAGTGATTTTGACGATTTTCTTTCTTTTACTGATGGAAATCAAACACGTGGCCCAAAACTTGGTTGGATTAGTGTTTCTAATTCTTGGAGTCAATCCCCTGGGTTAGCTAGCAATCCAGGAATTATGTATAATTATCAGCCAGATACAGCTAGTGATGCTATTATACTCGATAATGGACCAACCTCAGAAAGTGCATTTCTTTTAGGAGGATGCGCGCTTAATAGTAATTGGGTAGTATCATTAGCCACACTATCTGATGAAACTAATAGATATATCTCATATATAGGTTTATCTGACGATTCCCTTGTAGAATTATTGGGAACGTCTGTTACTCAACCTGAAAACGGCTGCTTCTTCAAGTATTCGGATAATATCAACTCGGGTAATTGGCAGATCGTTTGTGGCGCTGCCGGTGTGTACACAACAGTAAACACTTCAGTAGCTGCAACTACAGGATTTCACAACTTTGGTATTAGTGTTAGTGCATCAGGAAATTCAGCTACTTTCACTATTGACGGCGCACAAGTTGGAACGGTTATTACCACTAACATTCCAACTACAATACCCGTGGGACCATCTATTCTTTTGGAAGCGGTTACTGGAAATATTACGAGTATTTATTTAGATCTTTACTACTATTTTCAAACGTTGAATGTAGCTCGCCCTGGTACACAAACCACTTGGCCTAACACAGGAACAACCGGTGGCTTTACATCTATTAACGTTCAAACATTTACCTCAAATGGTGTTTATAATCCTACAGCTGGAATGAAGTACTGCCAAATTGAATGCGTTGGTGGTGGTGCTGGTGGTGGTGGAACAGTAGGAAACGGATCTTCTTTTTATTGTGGGGGAGGCGGAGGTGGTGGAGGTAGCTATTCTAAAACCATAGCAGACGCTGCCACAATTGGAGCAAGTCAACCCGTAACAATTGGACCAGGAGGAACAGGTGGTGCCGCTAATGGAGTGAATAATGGTGGAGATGGTGGGGATACAAGTTTAGGGGTTATTTGTATTGCCAAAGGTGGATCTGGTGGATTGGGAGGAAATGGAAATAATTCATCAGTTGGTGGAGCAGGAGGAATAGTTGGAACTGGCGATCTAACTTTTCCAGGAAATTCTGGTGGAGTTAGTAGTTTTCAAAATCCATCTAATGGAACTGGTAGAACATCTTCAGGAGGGAATTCTTTTTTTGGGCAAGGTGCTCCTGAATATTTTTATCCTATGACTGGATACGGACCAGGGTTACCTGGTACTGGATATGGTGGTGCTGGTGGTGGTGGTTTATCAGTTTCTGGAAATGCTACAACATCAGCAGGAGGAGATGGTTCAGCAGGTGTAGTAATAATTACAGAATATATTTAACTAAATATTATTTTAATAGTCTTTTTATTTTGATAGCTTGCCTATTCGAACACATATGGGACAACATTTACAGTGGGTTTCTTTAAATATACTTTAATAATCATCATTTTCTAACTTATCGAGGAAATAGTACATTTCAGAATAAGCCATAAAGTAACCTATATTAAAATTGTGTTTTTTGTCTGCTGCCAACTTGTTTAACTCGTTGTTTCTTATAAAGGTTAGGAATTTAAATGCGATCTCATCTTTAACCAAGCTGTACTTAAATACAATCTCATTTTTAACGAGGTTGTATTTAATTTCAGTTTGTTCTTTTAAAACCTTTTGGTGGTTATCAGCAGTAGGTTCAGTTGAAGAACAAAGAAATGGAAGAGATGTAAACCCAAGGATTAACATGGACAACTTTAAATTTGCATACATAAGTATTTTCCTTATTTTTGTCATAGTTGTGACGATTTTTTGCACAGGATGCACCTACTCAATCACCATGGTTGCCACGCATGGCACCGCAACTGATGTCGTGGATGAAACAGCGTCTAACACTCCTAGCACTACCGTAACTCCAACGGTGAACATACCTGCTATTTAAAAAATAAGACAACAGTTTTTATGAAGATTTAAGAGACTGTAGTCTACTTCTCTTGTGATGAGCTGTTACTGCTCTTAGAATTTCTACCTTTTCTTCTGGCTTTACATTGTTTTCTTGGAAGGCTCTGCAAAGCCAGGAGTTCTGTCTTACTGTTTTCGCATCTTCTGGATTCGTCTGCATCGGTTCTGTTCGTCTCATTATTCCTACTTTTTCTTGGCTTTACTTTCTTTTTTATCTTCTTTCTTCTCGTATGCTTTTGTTTCTTTGGCTTCGTGTTTTCTCTCTTTTAATGTTTGTTTTTTCATTTCTTTACCTTTGGTTTTCCCATGATCTGTTTCTTCAGTTTTACATCTTCCTTGATCTGAGATCGAAATTCCTTGTCGTCCTTCTTGATGTGTTTCAATAAGGTTTTCTTCTCTGCTTCTTTCATGATTGTCTCCATATGTTTGCATTATGATTTCTTGGACTTCCCGGCTTTCGAGTAGGCTATCGCAGCAGCTTGCTTCACTGGTTTTCCGGCTCTCACTTCCGTTGCTATGTTTTGGGAGATTACCTTTTTCGACTTTCCTGTCTTTAGGGGCATAATTCCTCTCTTGGTATCTACTCATGTATTTGTCACATTTCTTTGATGACATTTAACCTCGAATCGCTATGTATTGTCCACCTCGCCATTCATCTTTTCTAGCGTGCTTATTCTTTAGATTCTTATGAGCTATGTCTAACTGCTGTCTGGTTTTACTTTTCTTTTCCTCTGTTAGCCATTTGGCATTTGCTTTAGAAATCTTGTTTTGTTCTCTGCTCATGTAAATCCGCTTTACATTACTGTTTTTCTTTCCATGTCTGGAATTTTAGATATAAACGTTTTTCATCTTTCAAAAGCTCTTCTACCGCTTCAGATGTTGTCCAACTGAAATGTTTCTTAACGGTATTTAGATACTGTAAAGCCAGGTCTTTCTCGTTTTCGTCGAACGTATCTACAGCTAAGAACTTATCTATAGACTCTTGCTCATTTTCAACAGGAAGCTCTAAAGTGCAGCTAATCTCTTCGTGCACTAGACTGTCTATATCAGAGATCTTCTGCTCTCCTGATGCAACTATTTCACCTTCTACGTAACCTATTCCGATAACATCGCTAAAGAGTTGTCTTGCAAGACGGCTTAATGCTCTTGCAAAGCACATGTCTTTGGGGAATTTAACCCATCCACCGCCTGGCTTTACAAGACCTGCTTTTTGCGCATCTTGTATAGAGAAAGAGGTGGAAAGAGATTCTCCGGTATCAAAACGTTTACCTATAAGAAAACAGTGAGTATCATTACATTCTTTTACAATGATCTGATGCCCGGCTTTACGGATTAATGCACTCATCATTCGTGCCGAGATTTCAACCTTTCCATTGATAATATTAAGTCCGCCATTTAAGGCTTGCATTGGAGCAATACCAAGCTCTCTAGCCGATAACATGATCATCATGACACCTGCTTTATCTCCAATACCCTTATACATCTTGCTGGTTACTGCCTGCTCAGCCATGGTGTGATATACCATCATCTCATGATCTGAAGGAATGGACGCTCTACTGGCTACTTCATTGTTTTGTCGTATTGCTATTTCAGTCATGCTATTTCCTTCTCTGGCTTCTTTTGGCTTCTTGCTCTTGTTCTTCTAAAGATTGAACATCACCGTAATCACCCTTGCTTTGTCTACGGAAAGAGCTTTCTTTCCATAGCTTGTCTAATGAAGGATTCGCGAGAGTGTTTTTTCGCCACTTTTCTAGTCTGTCTGACATTACTTGACTTAGATTTCCCATGTTTTAATCCTTGTAAAAGAAGTGGAGAAACGTTCTGTAAATGCTTAAAAAAAAACCATCATCAATGGGATATTCAAAAATCTTTGGTTCTTTTCCGTGCTTGTTTAAATGTAAAAAATAGATCTTCTTGATGTCGTAGCCAGAAAGTTTGGCTAGATATGCATATGCTGCGCCTTGAACAGGCCAGGTTTTGGAAGGTTTGCTTGATGTCTTTAGATCAAGTATTGCAAGGCCGTCGGTGGTGTTAATTATTAAATCAACTTTTCCGGTGATTTCTAATTTATCATCCCAAAATCTTTCTTCTACCTTGACTACTTCAATACCTTTTTCCCACCATTTCTTGAAAGATTCGACATACCCCCATGTCTCATCGTCTACTCCTATCTCGCCTAAACCGTTAATTATACCTTCGCAAATAAGATGAACTTTAGTTCCTCTGTCTGCTGCATGTTCCACAATCTTAGGATCTATGTTTTGTAAACCCGAGAATGGGTATAATATGTTTGTTACTCTAAGATAGTTTTCTCTAGACTTTTCTTCTAACTGCATGTAAAGTGTCTGTTCATAATTAAATTTAAGTAGATCAGTAAAAATAAAAGAAGGATTAAAGATTTCTCGTAATCAAAATCATCCCGATGGGGCGTTAACATAAAGTATTCCTTTAATGACTACATAGACAAACAAGAATGATGTTGCTGCGATGTAAAGCAGCTTTACATCTATCTCCGTCCATAAATCTTTTAAGAATTCTTTCATGTGTTCCTGTTTGTAAAGAAATTATTTTAAAACAAAAAATAGCACATTCTGAGTGATTTGACAAGAAATTATTTTAAAAAGAGGAAAAAATGGACGTCGAGGTTTTAAAAATGAAATTAGTAACTTCTTGGGATAAGTTAGCTCATGTAGATATTCGATATAACGAATTGATCATGCACTGCGACCTTGTCTATAACGAAAAATTCTCCAAGGCATGGATTAGAATGCCTGAAAAGTGGATCACCAAAGAGAAAAAAATGTCTTACTGTTTTTGGCCGACAAAGGAAATTTCCGATAAATTTCAAAAAGAAGTTTTAAAAAAAATATTTGACAAGTATGATTTAGACGACTCTAAAATCGCTGAGTTTCATAGAGTTGAGAGAGAAAAGCTTAAAGATAAAAAAAATCTATAGACATTATTGCGTATAAGAATTAATTTGTTCAGAAAAAAAGCCCGACTTAGAAGACGGGCTCAAAAAATAAATATCACTCTTAATTTTTTAAGAGTTTATAGAAATGTTTTGAAAACGACCAAGATTTCAAATTGTTTCATACTACACTTTGACAAAAGATAGACAAAACATTATCGAAGAATATAGTCTTTCGTGTTCGTTTTTGTCTATCTAAATTTAAAGAAGAGGACTGATGAACACATTTTCAATAACGGCCCAAAAAGTTCTTGATACCGTCTCACGACATTGTCCTGAAGCATTATCTACATATCTTCAATGCCTAAACATGGCAGATAATGAAGGTGAAATTTTCTTTACAAAAGATAAAGTAGAAGTGGATATGTCAGAAAACTGGCGTCCATTTTGTACCAATATCAAAAAGTTAGCGCGCGAAGATCTATTAGAATGGCATCCCTTTAACAATGGAATTTCCGTAACGCTGGCAGATATAAATGAATAGTAATAAATATTTTATTTGCTGTGAAAAATGTTTTGAAACTATTGGAAGAA